TCACACACCAGGCACCGTTGCCATTGCCGCGGACACAGCTCCAGACGTAGCCGCCCAGGACGCCAGGTATGCTCCATTTTTCATAACTGTTAAGATAGTTTATCAATCCTGAAATTATGCTTTTATTAGTCCAGTATGGGTATAATTCTTTTTCTCCTGCCATGTATTTCCCAAGGGACTTAATGTAATACACCGCGTGAGAATCTGCCATATTCCAGTCGTAATTTGTACCAGAATTTCCCGGTCTGCTTATGTATGGGGTAATAATATACCAATAACCGTCAACGGTAATTGCTTCTGCTCCTTTTGCTCCCGGAGAAAGAAGAGGTCGTTCGGCAGAATTTACTCCGGTGTCGTTCATGTTTACACCGTTTGTTTTCTGCTGTTCGTACAGCCATTCAGCATATTCAGGTTTGAAATAGTATGCGTTGTTTACTGAATACTTATTATTTGTATTGTACATTGCTTTCAAACCTGTGTTCTGGCCGTTTACGAAGAAAAACATATCTTCGCCTGCCTGAGCCTGTACGCCTGATGAATTTAGGATTTCCACATTGGTTATTGTGCCTTCTGCTTCAGAAGATGCTATGCCGCTACAGATGGCAAACCTGTGGCGAAGCCATTCATTCTGTACATACATGGCTTCAAGACGTTCGGCGTAATTATCCGCTATCATAGCATTTACATTGCCGCAATTCTTTTCCATTATCCAGCGTTGCTTGGTATTACCGCTGTAAAGTTCAAGCTTATCGTCTTCAGTTACGGTTACGCTCCAGTCGGCTGCAAAGTGACTTCCTGCGGCGTGAGTACCAAGGTTTTCATCCACAGTTCCATGATAATCTGTACCCTCGCGCGCTCCAGTCATCTGGTCGTATTCAAACACGGAGTGTTGCATCGAGTTTGACGATTTGCTTGTACTGCCGGACGTGGCGTAATATTCTCCCTTCCACGGCCAATAAAGAATGGCTCTGATACCGTTACATTCCAAAGAAAAACCTACAGGAGGAGCAATGAGTTCATTGTCAAAGCCATTTGCCACGCTTCGGTCGTTCCATTCTTTTACTGTGTAATGTTTCAGGTCTGCATCTACAATCTTGATATGGTCGTTTGTAGCTACGGCTGTCGTCTTGCCTTCTTTTGTTGTGATGGCTGTGGAGCGTACCGGCAGTATCAGCATTTGCGATTCAAGGGCGTATTCGTCCCCTGTCGGAATGGCTGCTATTTTAGCCGGGTATTCGGAAAGGATTTCTCCTACATTTTCTACACCCTTTGCCTCTATGGCGGCCTTTATTGCGGCTTTGCTTTCTTTCAGTTTGTTAAGTTTATCTGCTGTCGTTCCCATTATATCACCTCCCCGTTTACTTCATCAAGTACTGTGTTTATGTTTCCTATCGCATTGTTCAAATCCCGAGAGGTGGCGTACCCTTTCTGCGCAAGAGTTTCTTCTGTTACATATCCTTCAGGAACTTGCTTTAAAGAAGAATTTACTCCATCAACGAGTTCGTCTATCTTCTTCGTTATAGCGTTCATTTCTGCCGATTGCAAAACCTGTTCACGAGAAAAAGTTTTATTTAATTTCTGTATATCTGCCATGGCATATTATTTTAATTTGTTTACATCAAGCTTTCCTTTGTCGAGTACGAGATATTTTTCTTCAGGAGGAGATATATGCTTTTTCTTCTTAATCTCACAGAATCTATACGTCAAAAGCTTAAACGTATTTAGCTTAATAGGTTTCATGATCCTGCCTCCCTTATGGTTGCTTTTGTGACTTTACTCGATACGACAATTTTAATATACTTAGGATAGACTGCATGACAAAAATCTGCATCTATTACATCCCCCCACTTTAGTTCAATATATGAACGCCTATACTTTCCTTCATCACTTCCCCTTTGATAAATCTCCAATGTTCCTCCACTCTCCATTTCGATATGAAGATTATAGTCTGAGTTTACTTTTGTTTCTGATACAAATGATTTGCCTTCCTCATTAAATAATAATTCTCTCTGTTCCATGATATTTGTTTTTAGCAAAAATAAGTAACATACACAAAAATAAGAAGGACAAAAAAACAGCTGTATATATATCGGATAAGACTACTTTTTTAAAAGGGAATCTAATTAAAATTGTCTCACATTTTATATTTCACACCGTTTTTCAGCACTTTTTTCATTTAATCAGAAATTGTGAAACTCAAACACAACCAAATCAATATTTTTGCAATAAACAAACTACTTATTATTATGAAAAAAAACTTATTTTTTACATTGACTTTAATTTTAATTATGTGCTTGTTTACTTCTTGCGGAAGTACATATATGGCTGTTTACGATTTAGGTCTTTCTTCTGTTGAAAGCCCTTCAGACTCAAAAGATCCATTTGGTAATTCGGAAATAGTAAAGATTTCTGATGAAGTCCCTTCAAAAAATAAAAAGGCTCAGATTGTAAACAAATACAGATACACAGATAAATACATTGACATTGTGTGGTGGTACTCTACCACTCAGTTTGAATTTGAGCTGAAAAATGTTTCAGAAAAAACACTGAAAATAAATTGGGATGATGTAACCTTTATGGACTATACAGGTAATATAAGCCGGATTATGCACAAAGGAGTAAAATACATAGACAAAGATAAAAGTCAGGGAAGCATAAGCATACCCAAAAACGGAAAGCTAAACGATATTATAGTCCCTACGTCAAATGTATATTTCAGTCAGGGGTTTGGCGTTTATGTTCCTTCTGAATGGAAACAAAAATCAATCATTCCATGTTTCTACAAGAGTAAGAAAGAAATGCAGAACGATATTGACAATAAAATTTGGATAGGTAAAAAAGTACAAATACTTTTCCCGATAGAGATTGAAGGAAAGAAAAATGACTACACATTTGAATTTACAGTTAACGGTACATACTGATAACTAAAAAACAATGCAGCCGGGGAAGAAACGACAAAACCCAGGCTGCATTTTCATTCATATAGGGTGGAAAGACAAACTACATCATCTTTTTCTCATAATTATATCGCCCACCACATTTGCCAGCACATTAGAGCCAAATCCTCTTATCCCGTCAAGTTGAGCTACCATACGGATAAGAAGATCCAGCTTTTCTTCTATGCGGCTGTTACATGGCTGCCGGCTCTCCGTACATGCGCTTCTTGAAGTAACGGCGCACCTGAAAGTTCTTGTCCTTGTCTTTCAGGTAGGACACAGCTTTCTTGTAGCATGAAAGGGCCATCTTTTCGTTCGGCACTTCGGCAGGTGTCTTGTATCCCATGTCTTCAGCGATGCTGTATGCCATGTCGCTGTAAATCATGTTGGCTGTGACACAAAGTGCATACGAGTTGTACGAAGGTTTTTCTTCAGGAACTCCTCCAAGTTGTTTCACGGCAGCCACGAAAGTGTCATGCCCCCAGTGGAATCCTTTCAACCCATCTTCGTTGACCATGGTCTTACCGATATTCACGGCCTCTGTTTCCGACAAAAAATTATCCCAGCACATTGCTTCGAGGTGGCTCAACCAGCTCATAGCCATTTCCGGGTGCATCTTTGCCATTTCCTTGAAATAATAGGTAGCAGCTTCGCCGAATATTTTCATATTCTTCACGTCCTTGCTGTCCTTCATCTTATCATACAGCTCCTCGTAACGGGAGATCATTTGTTCTCTATCCATATCTCGATATTTTTAAATTAGTTTCTTCAAAACTTCCCGCCCTCGCGGACGGGAAGCCACTCAAACATTTTTCCTTTTCCTTCGCTTTTTTACGGGTTCATCGGCAGATGCCAGACTGAAAGCGCTAAACGCGGCTGCCTGAACTTCGTTAAGCGGGAAAGGTAGCAGTAATCGTGACCGGGACTGCAATCAGTGCGCCGCAAGCAGAGCAACCGCAACCGTTCTCATTGTAAGAGAATACCTGCGGAACTAAAGCTGTAGCTACCACACTGGTAGGGGCTGTATTTGCCGCACCGATGAAGGTTACTGTAAACTGTTCGGTCCACTGAATAGTCTTTGCTGCACATCCGTTTTTCGGAGTGTAGGTCAGAGTTACAGCTGCGTTGATAAGCGCAATGTTCTGCGTGTTGTTGTTTGTGACGCTTGCTACACTGAATACGACGGTAGCAGTAGGTTGAACGCCGTTGTTCACGCAATAAGCCTGACGCAGTTTCTTAGTGATGTTTACCGTCAGTGGCTGAGCGGTATCTGTCGGAACTCCAGACAAAGTAATTGACTGAATCATAGTTGTGTTGTGTTTGTGTTATATATCTTTTACAGGACACCAGGCCGCCTGTATTCGGCACTTATTTCTCTTCTTTTTCTCGTGTTTCATTCTTTGGTGCAGGCTGCGGTTGTGGGTGCGACGGCTGTGCCTGCGGAATCTTTACCACATATTCTTCCGGCTTCTGATACGGAAGGTTGCAGTCCAGGTATTTCTTCAGTTCCACCAGGTCATCGCGGTCAAAAGTGAAGAATCCGTCGATAACAGATAGCTTCCCCTGCTGGATGGCAGAATCTACATAACCGTGAGCCAGTTCCGGAATCATATCGTCCGGAATGCGGGACACAAATTTTTCGAGGAACGGGCGGATCAGTTTTGTGCCGCCTACGGCTACCAGCGAATTGATTTCATTGGAAATCTGCCATCCGGGGCCTGCGAGTCCGATTGACTTGAATAACTTCTCCACCGGAAGCATGCCGGCGGAGATACCGTTGAGCGTATTGCCCATCATAGCCGGAATGACTGGCTCACCCCATTTCAGGATGACAGCGGTCAGAATCTGTGCGTTTGTCATTGTGCTGCGTGTTTGAGTTTTTTCTACAGTGCTTGAAAGTCAAAAGGAAGGGGAAGACCGGACGGTCCTCCCCCGGGGCCAGTTTGGGGTTACTGGGCAGACGGACATCCGCAGCATCCATCCTGGCATACATTGCTTGAAGGAATGTATGTCTTAGTGATAGCCTGCAAAGCGGCGATGCTGTTCTGCATGCACTGCAGAGTAGCGGTGTTGGTGCCGTTGTAAACGGCCTGCTGCATGTTGACAGCTGTCTGAGCGTCTTTGTTGGAACGAACTTCCACTGAAAGTTCCTTGATCTGACCCTGCAAGTCCTTGTAGGCTTCCACGATCTTCTGGTCAGTGTACTTGTCAGCCTTCAGCAAAGCGATTTCTGAATCCTTTGCGTTCAGTTGTTCAACCATGTTCAACTCATAACGGCTTACGGGCATGTTGTCTGAGCAACATCCTTCTCCGTTCCATCCCCAGCCATTGCGGCCCAGGATGTTACCACCGTTGATACCCAAAAATGATGCGATGCCGGCTGCAGCCCCCACCGTGTTAAAATTACCTTGTCCCTGGCCGGTTACGTTGTAACTCTGGCCATCCATACCTTTGATTGTCATACTGTTTTGTGTTTGTGTTGTGTCGTGAACTATTTCCCGACATGACAAAGGTACGGACGAAGCATTACTCTGGGAATGAGTTATTTCCTAACCTCTTCCTGATTCTTTCGCAACTTATTCTGAATATTTTCTGTGTGCTGAAACGCTGGTCGAAATTGGTATGAATCTGGTTGACGGCACGCTCCGTCTTTCCGATTCGTGCAGCGATATACGACGGATTCAATCCGCTCTGAAAAAGGAAATGCACCAGCAGATAGCGTGCATCTACCGTTTCTGTGTCCTTCCTTCCGGAAAGAATCTGTGCAGACGGTATTTCCGTTTCCTCCGATACCATGCGGAGGATGGTGTTAAAAATCTCACTCTTACTCATCGTTTCTTTGTTTATCGGGCACGTCTGCCCTGTGTTTTTCTCTTGTGTTTAAAGAAACAACCTGCCGCTACCATTGCAGCAGGTTGTAATTAAGCGTAACGCCCAGAAACGGTTCTGTCTTCCCTGAAAGCCCTATCCCGTATCCGGCGCTCAGTCCTATCCCCCACCTCTTTTTTTTCGGTGCCGGTGCATTTACCACCCCCGTCTGTGTGCGTCGGTAAAACTCTGCCGACACCAGTTGCGGGCGATACCCTGAAATGACTATCCGGTAGTCGTCCGTACGGTATTCCTTCTCTGTGAGAGGAATAATCACGTCTACGCTGTCTGTTCCTGTAGAAAGCGAATCAGAAACAACCGTAGCCGTATCCGCTATGCTGTCCGTAATGGAAGCTGGACCGGACGGTTTCTGCGGACGATATACCGGAAGGCGTGCGGTGTCTGTTCCTGCGGGACGCTCTGACACGGGAGGAGCAACTGCCGTGTCGCGTATCGTATCTACCCTGACGGGAAGCCATACGGTATCACCCTGACCAGACTGCGGCGACGCGCATCCACGGAAGAAAAGCGAAAAGAGGAGCGCGGCCGACAGCAAGCCTACCAGTATCCACGGGAGCTGTTTCATACGCCCAGGTATTTACAGATTCCCTGCACATGCAGCGTGACAATCTTCTGGCGGCCTTCATCCGACAGAAGGAAGTCCACATCTTCGCGATTGTCCTGGAAAAGGTTTTCAGTCAGCACAGCCGGGCATACGGTGTGCTTCAGAATATAGAAACCGCTTTCCTTGTCGCTGTCGCCGTCGGCGGTGTCCTTGCGAAGCTTCATGCCTTTCAGCACCTGCTCCGCACTCTGATACAGACATTCGGCCAGTTTGTCGGCCTTGGTCTGACCTACGCTGGTCCATGCCTCCCATCCGCGTGCGGTCATCCACTGCGTGCCGCTTCCGGCAGCGTTACAATGGACGGATACCAGGATGCTGTCTTTCACCCGGTTGGCGCGTGCGCACCGTTCCTGAAGCGAAATGTCTTCCTCTTCCGGAACGAGCAGCTGCACGTCGAGCCCTTTCTTCTTTAGCGCATCCACCACGCGGCGTGCAATGTCGCGTGCATAGGCATATTCACGCAACCGTCCGTCGGGCGACTGCTTCCCATTGGTGTCTGCACCATGACCGTTATCAATCCAGATTCTCATGTCGTGTCTAGTTTAGTTTGTGTGTTGTGATTGTGGTTATGCAGAAGCCAGAACCCCGGCCTTTTCAAGCTCGTCAATCAGCTTGTTCAGTACGGTATGTGCATCTTCCGAACCTGTAGCATCTGTTACATGGGCACCCTGTTTTACAATTCCGGGCTTTGCTGTTGTAGCATTGGTATATGTGGTGTCTGTCCAGTTTACCGTGACATACGCTTTACCTGCTCCGTCTACTCTTACAGCATAGTTCTTTCCGCTTTCTGAAAATCCGGTCTGGATTCCTCCCAAAGCAGAGTCGCTGGCTTTCGGGAGCACATAGCTTTCACCTCCTCCGCCACCACCGGCTGCTGCGGTATCCTTGATGACCAATGCCTTGACTTTTTTCACCTCCACATCGCTCAGAAGCCGTACCTTCATGCCGGCAGGTACATTGATTTCAATTACTGAATTTGTGAAATTCACCGTATCCATTGCGACGGGTTCCATGGAGTCAATAAACTGGGAGATTGAAAGCCTTCCGCTTTTCACACCCTGAATCTGCACCATTGTACGTCCTTCGGAAGTATATTCGGCCACATAGCCTTCAGCTCCCTTCTTAAAACTGATTTCGTCCATTGTTTGTGTTGTGTTTTTGGTTTGTAACTCTATTTATAGGGATTCTCCCGGTATTCCGGAAGAATGAACTGTATGTTCACCGCTGCATCGTGCAGCACCTTGTGGGTTTGTTCCTCACTTACCTCCATTTCGTCGGTAAACTCGCAGAAGATGTTTCCTACCCAGTCGGAAGCGCTGTTCAGCCTCTTTATGGCTACGGCGCGACAGCCATTGGTTATAAACAGGGATTTGGCCATCTTGTCCTTCACTTGAGAGTCTATATCCGTATAGCAGAGAAAAAGGTTTTCGGCCAGTCCTCTGCTGAATACTGCCATTTCGCTCATGGGGAGCCGCTGCACATTATCCTTCATGCCCGACACCCCCTTGCGTTTCACTTCGAAATAGATGGAAAGGAAGGCTGCGTTACCCAGTGGGTGCGGCTGTACGATGTACACCCTGTCGGCCTTTGTCTCGTAGAGCACCTTCCACAGTTCGCCGAATACCTTTGCCGTATTCTCGCTTCGCTTGAAGCTAAGACGTTCGGTTTCCTGCTTGTACCGTTCCAACTTCATATCGTTCATCTTGTCACGATACTTCTGCGTCATTTTATTGTACTGAGTAAGAATAAAGGTACCCACGGAAACTACAGCTGCGCTTATGGCCGTCACCATTTCTGCGTCCATTCCGTGCCTCCTTCCGATTTCCCGTTATTCCATCTCTTCCGTATTATCATTAAAAAGAGCGGCAATAGCTTTTACCACATCGTAGAAACCGCATCCGCTAAGGCCGGCAGCCAGTCCGTAAATAAGCGTTCCCCACCATTGGTATCCTTCGAGCAGAGGAGTAAGCTGAAGCGCCCATGCCAGCACGCACACCACCATACCTACCGCCACGCTCACACCGATTTTTGCGAACTTGCTTTCTGAAATGGCAGGAATGACTTTCAGGATCTGTGTCACGATGGCCGAAATAAGTGCTACGATTCCGGTAAACGTGCCCAGGTCGATTACGAATCCGGCAGTAGAAGGTTCAGAGGTTACAGCTCCCTGTGCGAAAACGGTCACTGCAGAGATCAGCATTGCAAACATTAAAATCATCTTTTTCATTTTGTCGTCGTTTTTAGTTAAACATTTGGTTTTTGTTGCAATACAAAGTTACGAAGAGCACATTGGAGAATGAAGGACAAAAAAACGACGGTTTCTCGGCAGACAAAAACAAGAAAGGAGACAATCGCTTGTCTCCTTTCTGTGTTGATAAAACTCTCATCGAAGAAGGGAATCCCTGTTTTCCCTATCACGCCGCTAAATTACAAAAAATATTTATATCCGAATAAAACGGGTATGTTTTTTTGATAATTGAATGCTTATTTGCACTTTAAAACAATAAAAAGGGGAATATACCTCTCTTGGAAATATCCCCCTTTATGCATCTAATAATTCATTAAGAATTATAGCTGCAAATATAGCTTTTTATTATGATTGACATTTTGTTTATGCTTAATTTTTAATATATTTATAGTGCATCTAATAATAATCATTATGAATAAAATTAAGTATGAGCTTGTAACACATCGTGTACACGGAGGAATGCTAGCTATTTTTGTGAAATGTTCACAGTATGGTTCTGTAATAGAACTAGATACTAATGTCAGAGTGTTTAATGACGAATGGAGTGAAGAATCCGGACTTATTTCTAAAAGTCCAAATGCCGCTAATCTTAACCTGCTAATCAGAAAACTTGTGTATAACCTGGAAGAGATTGAACTAACTTATTCTGGAGAAATTACATTGTCTAAATTGCATGACATATATTCAAAACGTGGAGCTTCTGCAGACTGGTATGCAATGTGGGAAAAATCCATGAATGAAAGAGGGTTAAAACCTCAGACTATAGAAATACATGCAAATGTTTTGAAGACTATAAAAAAATTCAAAGGTTCTTGTCCTGTCATATCATTGACAGAGGATTTCTTCCGCGGATTCATGGGATTTTTAATTAATTCCGGACTTAAATATTCAACCGTATGCAAGGAAATGCATGTTGTTAAGACATATTATAATATCGCACGTAAATTGTATGGGAATAAGGTTCCATCGGATGCATTCGCTTTTTACCATGATCCAAAAGACCTGAACAATACTTATAAACTGAAGTCGTTAAGTGATGATGACATACGTAAGATTGAGAATTATGTAGCATCTGGGACGTTATCAGAAAGTAAAAAGCTAACTATCAATCAATTCTTATTCATGAGCTATTCTGGAACTAGGATAAGTGATTTTGCTTCTCTCAACGAAAAGAGCTTCAAGTTGGAAAATGATCGGATTTGGCTTGAATATAATTCCGTAAAAACAAATACACATGTCAGAATACCTCTTTTTGCTCTGTTTGATGGAAGAGGTGAGCAAATATATAGTCAGTATCAGAATCGGCTTTCAGAGTTTTTTTATGTGGGGAGCAATTGCAGATTCAATTCAAGGTTATCTTCCGCTCTTAAAGGAAGTGGACTTAACAAGCATGTAACCGCTCACGTTGCAAGACATACTTGCGCAAGCAGATTGATTAATAGAAATGTTCCTATAACTACAATACAGCAAGTAATCGGTCATAGACAAATAAAGACTACGATGATATATGCAAAGATTGACGATAATTCGTTTGTAAGACAATTAAAAGGATTGTAAAAAGCCTCTTTACGAGGCTTTTTACAAGTTCTGGCGGGACTTATTGATTTCCCGTTCAAATATAGAGACCGCGTCGATATTAATACGGATGCTAATAATCTTACCGGTTCAGGATTTTATGCAGTGTATTGTTGGGGTGAAGATATAGCTTCTAAGCACTATCCGATAGAGCTTGGGCATATTATTGTTTTTCAAGATGGAGCGGGTGGCTCTGTTTCTCAGCTTGCAATTTCAGACAACGGTACATCATACACAAGAATGAGATGGGGGCTTGACAGCTGGAGCGCATGGAGATAACTAAGCTGATTAACCGATTCGATTCCAAGAATTCCAGTTGTTCCAAAGGCCTCTCCAATACAATTCGACAGGCCAACCTCTCAAAAAGAACTGTAAACATACAGAACTTGTTGAAATAGATACTAAGATACCTTGCTCAGACGGGTATGGGGTATTGGGCATCCCATAAGTTCGAAGAAATCCGGAAAATCGGGTATTTGCATCTGATATACCTCCTCTTTCTATGAATCCGGATTTTGACATTAAACCGTCTTTTTCCCCAGTTACTGTTCCAATAAGTTCCGCCAGAACTGATGAAAACTGTTCTGTACCAATATATATAGGATTTCCGTTAGAGTCCATTCCTCTTATGAAAGGAATATCTTCTGAAGGCTCATTCAATTTCTCTGATTTTGATATTTCCCTAGATGCATCTCCTATACTGATTATTCCAGTTTCCATATTGCTCGGATTTGAAACTATAAAATTTTTAGGAGAATCTATTTGTAAAAATGATGACATTAATTCAGAAATTACTTTTTTCATGGAATCTTTTGACATCTTTTGTACATCCCCATTACTCTTTACACCAAGAAAATAATCAAAATCTTCAACGGATGTAACGTCTGATAATTTTTTATCTGCCATAATTACATGTTTTAATCGTTTGTGTTTTGTTATATAATATTCATTAAACAGTTTCCTTATTATCCGGAAGAACCGGTCTGTAATAAATTACTTTTTCAGATTCATCAGGAGAAAGTGAAAGAAGCATAGGATTCTGGTCTGGCATATTATCCTCTGATAAAGTATGTGGAGTCACTACTTCAAGAAGCACATCATCAAAATTAAACTTAAAACCAGAAGGAGCTTCTGTGCCGATTACCTCATTAAAACTGGGATATAAACGCTTTAGTTCCAATGCCTGATTGTTTGTAAGGCTAATGTTATTAATATCTGATGATACTTTTCCCAATAAAGATACGAGCTTGTTAAGAAAATTATAATCCAGATTATCAGGATAAAACAGATTCCCTTCTTCAATCATAGAATCTTTTTCTGATTCTGGTATTTCTTTCCACAATGCCGCTTCTTCCATGGATGAAACAATCATTGATTTTTCAAAACGTCTTTCACTAATTGGAACTTCCTCACTCTGAGTAAGAAGGCATCCGTTACTTGCTTGTAGTATCATTTTTTCTTGCTTTTTCAATCATGTTGTCAATAGCGTCAATAAAACGTGGGTTCCCGAACCTGGAATATTCCTTAATCAGTTCCACTTCTTTCTCATCATATTCTTCTTCACCATCTGAATTGTATATCTTACGGCACAATTCAAGCGAAGCAACTCCCCTGCCCGATGCGTAGATAGCATCGGCAAACATTTCTCTTACATCTTCCACTGCTTCCGTGACGCGTGAAAGACCGTTGAAAACGTGTAATTCTTTAAAATTCAGTTTCATGATTATGATATTTTATAACAAATTCCGTTTCTGAAATAAAGAGTTTTTGAATACCCATTTGGAGGCACATATTCTGCGGTACCTGTAAATCCTATATATGAATTACTTCCATCACTCATATATATTCTATTGGAACCAATTTCTGTTCTAATGGAACCGGAAGATATTGTAAGTGAAGAAGGGGTTAATTTTGCTGATAAATCAACTCTTGAAATACCTATCTCATGAGGATATATAGTAACATTCTCATAATCGTTGTCCAACAATGTTAATTTACAAGACTTGAATCCGTTATGATTAAAAAACTCCCAATAAGACAATAGTAAATTACCACTAATCAATCCTATTGATTTAGCTCCAGAATCTATTATAATCCTTTCACCATTTGCATCTCCTGCAGTAAGAGAACCGGTAAAAGTTCCTGTAGCTCCTTTCAACTCACCGGAAAAAGACCCGCTCGTAGCTACGACTTCACCTTGTATGTGTGCTTTTGTAGCATACATCTCACCAGATTCCGTCACACGGAAAGGAGCGCTTGCGCGGTTTTCGTAAGTGCTCCCGGCAAAAATACGCACAAGGCTACCTGAATTGCTTCCAGTCATACCTGCAGTAACCGTACCGTCATCTTTCTGTATAAGCAGGTCGTTTCCCTGAAACAACTGTATTTTTGCATTCTTGCCTATAATCAGTGATGTAAAAATAGAACCTACATTCGCTCCAAACTTTTTCCAATATTGCGTATTAGCGTATGTAATGCTGCTGCTCGATACATGCGTTTTCAAACACTGGTATGCGTCCCATCCGGTTTCAACAGCATTGTTTCTTACCAATACTACATCTATATAACGAACAGGAAGACTACCATCTGTTACATCACTATCATTCCTATATTCGGTATTCAAAGCCCATTCAGAATCACGTATTGCGCATCCTTGAAGCCCGTCTACTCCCTTTTCACCGAGCTGTGCAAATACAGCAGGAGTAGAGAATAACCCCCATTCTCCATCTGTTGATTTCCTTCTTTTAGAGACCCATTCGTATGGATAAGAAACAGAAATACCTGAAGGTGAGCGTGTCCATCCACTTGGTATGTAATCATCTATCTGTGCTGTTGTTGGAGTTGAAGGGGTTGAATTTATTGTTGTTCGTGTGTAAATTTCTTCAGTATAAGGTCCGTCTTCGCCTTTTTGAGCAATTATTTCGTATTCTAAAGAGTTTTGTTCTCCCGTTAGTATATATCCTCCATCTTCAAATATAAATCTATTCCCATCATTATCTGTCCAACACCATAAAGGAGGATTGTTAGTTGCATTTTTTGCAGAAAATGAAGAACCACACATTGTTACAACACCCATTTCAGAAACTTCCATGCCAGACTCCCACCTTCCAATATAAGTTAACCCAGCTCCATCTTCACCCTTATCTACTTGTAGAAGCCAATCAGCATTTTCCTTGGAAGGTTCTGTATCTGTCCCGTCTTCTGCTACGCATAGCCACAATATACCATCATGGCTTACACGGTCATAAAATTCATATTTTGTGCCACTTTCCCATTGACCTCTGTCATTTGCCACAAGAACCGGCGTTCCATCTGGTCTTACTTGATTTATTGTACCAGTAAAATACACAGAATTAAGGTACATGGAGTAACCAGACATGTTCAGCCCGAATATGTTCAAATTCGTCAGGTCGCCATACTGCATGGCAATATTCCCAACCGTAAATTCCCAGTCGTTCTGTTTCCAGAGAAGTCGGGTATATGTTCGTGTTTCGTATGCGGAGCTTTGTCTTGCTTCATCAGTAAAGTTCCCGTAGCATGAAAAATTCATCTGTGGCTGTGGATGAATAGTATATCCAGGACGAAGTGCATAACGGAATGTCTCATTATTATCTCCCGACACCTCCGTCACGCGAAAATAGGTGGTTGCAAATCCGGAAAATTTGAAGTTACCTTTGCTGTCGTCTGAATCCTCGGTAGCATCCCTTTCATCGCCAAAATGGAAGATACCAAGTGCAATGTCATCCTTAGATACCGCACCAAACTCTCCTTCTTCCAGCTTTAGTGTACAAGTTCCAGTTGTAAGCTGATTACCTTCCGAATCCGTATCAGGTGTGCATGACAGAATAATTCCAGCACCAGGTACACGCCATTTAATCCCCAGGAAAATCTCTACACGGTTGTACCGGAGTTCAGGAACCTCCAGAAATTCCCACAAGCGAAGTCCGCGCATTTCTCCGTATCCTTTTTTATCTATCTTTGCGCCAAAACCGGTTAAACCTTCGGCAAAACCTTTCTCTCCCACCACAATTCCTGCCATCATCGTAAGCAAGAATTTTGTGGAGTCTTCACGGTCTTTATTGATAAGGTATTGTCTGAGAAGGTCTAAATATTTTCCAGTAAGCAACTTGGTTGTGGGCACGGATTCGTCGCTTTGAAGGAAGTCTCCCTCATCTCCCTGGCGTGCCACATCAGAAATCTGCTTGTCGTTGATAACCAGCTTGCCGATAATGGAAAGCGTGCCTTGAACTATGTAGGAAGTGAAGCGTTTCAGCGGACGGATAAGGTCATCGGCTGTTACTTCAAACAGTTCTTTCCATCCGGCTGTATCCTGCATTTGTCCTTCAGGAGTAGAAAGCTTACCGTAGTCCAGTGTAATTTCACGGTCGAGGGTGGCAGCTTCCAGACTGTCGGTGGCGGTAATGATTCCGATACGTATGTAATAGAAATCTTCGCTGGGATTCTCCCCGCCGATGCTTCCGTCAGTAGCATAGTCGTTCACGGAAAACAGCACCATTGCATCGTCAGAACCACGTTCCAGACGGGCATAGATGTAGTGTGCCTCCGTGCGGTTCAGACGGGTGTTGTATCCCGTCAGCGTCCAGCTTCGGTATTCTCCGTTTGGCAGATAATCTATGCCGTAGCTTTTCTGCGGAGCCACCATGATGGTACAGCCCGGAACCACCCCCACCTGAATCAGGTTGGGGTTTTCCAGTGCATTTTCTATCATGGACACGCCATGGTAAGAAATTCGGTATGCGTTACTCTGGTAATCGGTTATCATTTCCCTTTTCTGTATTTCTGATTCATTTTCTCAATTTCCTTGGCTTCCTTAGCCATGGCATTCATAATTCCCAGGATGCGGACCGCCTCGCTGTCGTACACTGCGTCGTAGTCACTGAATCCCTGATACTTCATGATGTTGTTAATCATTTCCACCTCTATCTTGATAGGGTTCTGCTGTCCGTTCTTTTTCCCGTTAGGCGTGAACAGCTCCGGATACATGCGTGCGTAGGCTTCCTGCACGCTCTGAAAATACTGCACCATGACGGGGAACATGCGGGCTTCTACCATGCTAAACCAGCGGGCGTTTTTCTGTATCTGTCCGGAGTTGAACGACCACACGCGGCGCTTACACTTGCGCAGGTAGCGTCCTTCGCGTATCTCTCCCGTCTCGCGCACGGATTCATTAAACAGCGTGGCCAGAAACCGGCATCGTGCATGCTTCATGCGGCGCAACTGCATCCGGATGGCTGCATGGGTCGATTTTCGCCTTACAAGCGTCTGTAGAACCTTCTGTGCATCCCAGTACATGATAAGCAGATTCTGTGCGGACTGGTACTGCGCAAAGCTGACATCGGACATCACATCTTTCGGTGCTTTCAGACGAAGGGTCCCCATACGAAGCCGGATAATTCCGTATGGAGTGACGGTGCGTGCAAAAGGATTGTCCAGAAAACCGAGCTTCTGGTCTATCCACTGGTCCACCTGCCATGCCCGCATGGGAATGCGCTCAAACAGGTGTCGAATCCCTTTGCGCCGGAAGAGAAACACCGTCTCACCATTTTCATCGGTCACGGTGCGTCGCACGATTTTCAGTCCGAGAAAAAGCATGAAGCACTTCAGCTTGAAAAGTCGGTCGGCACGTTCCTCGTCGCCTGCCGCAGCCATAGCCTCCTTACGCTTGTAAAGTCTGTTCACCTCTTCCAGTTCTTCGGTCGACAGCCGGTTCCAGCTGTCGGGAAGTTCCGGAAGATGTATCTGGTAGTTTGTCGTGTCCATTTGTCGTTTCTTTATACTCCAAAGTTAGGTATATGACAACTGGGAATGAAGGACAAAAAATCAGTGCCGGGTAAAGGCTTGCGGACGCATGACGAAGATGGCGTTGTCCTGGTTGTCATAATCGAATATGGGCTGCTTGTCCGGTCCGGTTGTTTCAGTGAGCGTCGGCACATACAGCGGAGAATCCTTGATAAACTCTCCGAAAGAATCCTGATGGTTGGAGATAAATTTGCGGGCCTTTGTCATGGAATAAGCTGCCTCGTTTTCGCTGTACTTGCGCTGTTTTTCCGGACTGCGCGACTCGATATAGAGTGCCAGCGCCATGCGCAGACAGTCCACCGCCTTCTGCCACACCGCATTTATGGCATCCTTGTCTTCTCCCGTGAAAAGGTCGGACTTTAGCGAGCGCGTGCACCATTTCACCAGCGCATCGGTCAGCTCCTCCCCTATCTCCGGCTCTATGTAAGCGCTCTGGCAATAGCGTATGTCAGGCAACATGGCGATGAACTTCTCCCGGCTTTCGTTAATGTACAGAAAACGGTTCATCTCGATGGCGGTAGTAAACAGCAAGTCGCCCTGCAGGTAGAAATACCGGCTTTCGCGCCACAAATCGGCAAACACTGGGGCCTGACTGCACGCATCCTCTTCCAGGAATACCAGCAGACGGTCTACTCCGCGACGGCCCTTGAAATACGCATCGCGTTCAAAACGGCTCACGGATTTCTCGTCGGCCTTGTCGTACCCGTCGGTGTACACCTGATTCAGTCCACCTCCGTCGTTCAGACTCACCGTGAGAATGCCGGTGCTGTTGGCCAGCGACAAGTAGACCACCGGAAGCTGACAGGCACGTATCAGACGGATTTCGGGTGTAAGGTTTTCTTTTTTCACGTAGGCCGCCGTCACTCCGCCATACTCTTCCATGGCCTTATCGTATTCTTCGCATACCTTTTCGTAGAGTTTCCGACCAAGTATCGGCAAAATAATGTTCTCTTCTGTCTCTTCCATGATTGTGAGAAGTGACTGGTCGCCGCTGTACACGCTGGTGGGCACGTATGCCCTGATTTCTTCGGTTTTCGTTACTAACATAGTCTTTGTGTTTTTCTTCAAAGTTAGCGGTCTGATTCGGTAGTTTGAAGGACAAAAAACGAAAAATCGGAGGTTTTATGAAATTTAGAAACAATTTTAATGCGATTTCGGTTGAAAATTGTTATTTTTGCGGTAGGTAAAATGTAATAAAACGATGAACATGAAATCTAAAAAAGTTATGAAAAAGACTTACGTGCTCATGCTTTCGCAATATTTCCCGACCAAACATCCCCGGTCTGGAAAACCTACCGGATTCCGTGAGAAATTCCTTTCCGGAGAAAAACGACACACCATCCGGACCAACTTTCCGCTTTGGGCAAAACGCATACACGAGGTGCAGCAAGGTGACGCGGTTATCTCCGTCCGTCAGTGGGAAGGCCGTCCGTATTTCAGCAGGCAAATAACGATAGGCTGCCTGACTGCGGAATCTGGAACAGGTATTCAGAAACTTACCTTCCAGCTGGATCGCGACGGATGTGCCTCTTTCAAATTCTTTGACATCGACGGTAAATATTCAGAACTGACTGAACTTGCGGCCAACGATGGCCTGTCGGTAGAAGACTGGAAAGAGTGGTTCCGGGGTTATGATTTCAGCAAGCCAATGGCAGTAATTCAATTCAGTAAATTCAGGTATTGATGATGAAAGGGTATTTTATTGCTACAGCAATTTTTGTAGGTCTTGTGGCTTTCGTTATGGCAATGAGCTATTTCTCCGGTTTGGATTACGACATCCTTTTTATAGAATTTATGCTTACATACTTAGTTATTAATAAATTATCTGAAATACAGAACGATAAAAAAGAAAAATAATATGCCAGAAGTATTACAAGAAAAATCCCCTATCGCCCGTAAAGAACACCGGTGCGATTATTGCGGTGGAGCTATCCACGCTGGAGAACGATACGTGAACCAGACGCTTGTCTATGATGGAACTGTATATCCATGGAAATGTCACGAACACTGCTATTCACTTACATCTTACATAGAATATGACCCCGACTATGGTATTTGGAGGATGATTTTCAATCGTGGGTGAACGAATATGTTGCCGAAAATCACTTTGACAAAGAAAAAGACGACATAGCAGACGGCTGGAGTGACAAGTCTGTTCCGGAACTTGCAAAGATGATTTATGAGGAAATAAAGAACAATGAAAATAAATAAGATATGGATTTCAAATCACAAATAGCAACTACACGCGACCAGTCGGAAATACTTCTTTCGCTGGGGCTGAAACCGGAAACGGCCGACATGGTGTATCACCATACTAACAGCCGGGTAAAATCATTGGAATGGGAACTTCAAACAAAACCTCCCACATTGAGAGGGAAGTATTGGACACCGGAAAGAATCGCAAAACTGGACAGTCCTTTCCATAAACATCCGGACGGTACATTAATGACCGGAGAGGAAATCTTCGATCTCTTATGGGGGAAAGACATTCCTGCATGGAGCCTGGACCGACTTCTGGAGCTTATCCCAAAGTCAATAAAACAGAGACACAGGCCAAATGCCGATTTTGATATGAATAGCGACGGGCAATATTGGTTTATTCAATACGAAGAACTTGGATATGATATGATGCACCAAGAAATGAATATTGGCTCTTTTGACACCGCTATTTCCATGATTAGATGGCTTATAGAAAATAATCACCTAAACAAAGAATACTTAAAAGAAAAACCATGAAAAGAGAAGATATAGAAATCGAAGCTAAAAAAGAAGCTGAAAATCTAGCATGCTTAGTTTATTACAGAGGAAGCGCAATTTCACAGGAAGATGTTGAGAATGCTTTTGTAAAAGGGGCAGAATGGAGAATAGACAGCGTGTGGCATGATGTAAAAGAACGTCCGGACGAAAATGAACCGACTATTATAGAAAAGAATAATGGAAAAACATTTTTTGCAGAGAAAGGATATAAAGGTCCATGGAAATACAATGTAGAACAATTTGGATTTAAAAGATGGGCATACATAAAATACTTAATACCTAATACAGAAAAATAAAAATAGCTGATATGAAAATATACGAGACACCTAATCCATTCTTTTTAAGCGACATATTTGTCTTTGCAGAAGTAGAGGAAATCGGGCTATGTTACATAAAAGTGAATTGTTTTAACAGAATCGAAGAAATTGGTTTTGATATTCAACGAAGAATGTGCCGGGCCATCGGAGATATTATGAAATCCGCTAAAAAAGCTACAAAAATTCACAGACATATTTTCACCAGTATTGATATTGAATATTGGGGAAAAATCCGTAATCAATGGTTGCGGTCCGTGAAAACTCAAACATACATAGAAAATAATTCTGGAACCATTATTTTGTAGATTATGGAACATACAATAAAATTCAGAGGTAAGGAAATAGACTCAAACAAATGGCTGTATGGAGACTTATTTCAACGAAGTGGATGCTATCCTGAAATCCTATTCCCATATTTCGATAAAAAAGGAAAAACACAATACGCCGAAATTGCAGTAAAGGAAAATACTATCGGACAATTCATCGGGAAAAAAGACAAGAACAACACCGAGATCTTCGACGGAGATATTATAACCGTAAACGGAGAATTTCCAAAGCTAGTGAAGTTTATCCCAGAGAGAGCAGCCTTTTGTATCGCCAATATTTGTGACCTGAAAAATCAGGACCAATGGGAAATATGGATGCAGCCTCCTATTTCCTGGTGGGAGAAATTGGTTATAGAAGTAATAGGAAACAAATACGATAATCCCGAACTATTAAGCTTATGAACAGACAAATAAAATTCAGAGGGAAAAAACTTAAAGATAATAGTTGGGTATATGGTCTTCTAACTAATGACATGAAAGGTCATTATAGAATAAACTTTGACCCTAAAAGCTTCTCATGTGTAGTAAACGAAGATACCATCGGCCAATTCTCCGGCCTCCCAGACAAAAACGGGAAAGAAATATACGAAGACGACATCGTGAGATGGGAACATGACAACAAACTGTATGTAATCAGATTCCAGGCAGGTATGTTTTATGCTTCCGTAGAAGAATGTAACGAACGGATTTATGGAGGATTCCCACTACACTCCTTTACCGAGACAGCCGAAGAAGGCTTCCAGTGTGAAATTGTGGGGAACATTCATGACAATCCAGAACTTCTAAAAAAATCCGCATCCTTCTCCCCCACCTGCGCAACATGCAACAGTTATGACGACGGGAAATGTACCAATTTCGGGAAGGAAGTAAAAGCGGAAGATTCCTGCAAATACTATCAGTCGGACGTGATTGAATATACCTGCCAGCAGTGCGGGCGTAAATACGAAATCATAGATTCTGATGCAGGTGATCGTGAGAAATTTTGCTGCAAAGCATGTGAAAACGGATATTAATCAAAACTAAGCAACCATGAAAATAGAAATTACACCTGAAGAAATGCTGGAGAGATTCAAGCTCTACGGAGAAATTTATCTGCTTCTGGCTCCCGTCTGTGAATATGATGACATGGACGATTTCAGTATAGAAAGTTATGAGATTATCGACGAGCTGGATTTAGAGGATGAAATATTTGTCCTGGCAGATGGCGATGAAGTCAGATTTAAAGGCGTGGAATTTACAGAAGATATGCTGTATATTCTATATACGAACGAAGATGGATTTGAAGAATATGCACACCCAGTCATACACCTGGAAACAGAATCCATCCGAAAAGTGAAATCAATTCTGGAACAATATGTAAATGCAATCAGCCATGAGTAAAACCAAATTATATTATCTGTTTTTGGCAGCCATGTATGTGGTGTTGTCGTAACCTGTAACAATATGATTGAAATTATCAAAGAAGGGAAATACGATAAGAAAATAGCGACCTGCCAGTTCTGCGGGTGCGAGTTTACTTTCGATAAAAGGGACGTGCAATCCAGGAGTGATGGGGAGTTCCCATTTACAAGAATAGAAAAAACATTGCTATATGTTTTGTGCCCATGCTGCAATGCAGAGATAAGAGAATGGAGTGATTACCAAGAAACCGAAAAACAGAAATAAATTACCAAAACAACATTGCTATGGATTTTAAACATCAGAAAGACCTCGGTCCGGAAGCCATTCAGAAATGGTGTGAGGAACTGGACCGGAAACCAAAAAGAGAATTAACACCGGAAGAAGGAAAAACTTTGTTTATGTGCATGATAAACGAACCCCATTACAGAACAGACAAAAATTTTGAATCCTTGCTAGGTAAATGGAACGGAACCGCCATCCTTCACGAACGGATAAAAGAGAACCACACCTACACTATTGAGAACGCAGTCCTGCTTTTCCTCGGATCTGTGATTGACCGACCGGGAATAGCCGTCCAATATGCAAACTTCATGCAGTACAAATGCTGGCAGTACCATATCAAGCATGTAGATATGAAATCCTTCACCAGACGTATTTTACCGGCAGGACTTCTCACCGAAGATGCCTTATATGAAATGTGGAACAAACAAAAGTATATCAGTGAAAAAGAAAGAGGACTTCTCAACATGCTGGATAATGCTTATTTCATGCAGTCAATCAGAGAAATAAAAGAAAAATAGCCCTATGACCGCAAACGATTACTCAATAGAAAAATATGTGTCTGAATACCTGAAACCGCTGGAAGAGAAAGGAACCATATACAGAATACGAATTTACCCTAATCTGAATAGGATACGTTTCCAATTGAAGGAGCTGATAAAAGGACTTCCAATAAAAGCAGAAATAAACAAAAAAGACAACTCAAACACAATCAAGTTTACTTTGTTCTTTTCTGCGATTAGTTACCAGGCTTCATACGATGAACTAAAAAATATACTCTATTTCATTACAGATGCTAAAGAGCGGTTAGAAGGTGAAATGAAATGGGTGAAGCAGTATCATGAAAAGAGCAATCGAGTTGTTCTTGAGGAAGGAAATGAATATATCACCAAATACTTAAAACCGCTAAAAGAAAAAGGTCTTATAAAGGACGTTCATGAAGACTGTGAGAGAGATATTTGGTTTACGCTGGTAGAAAACATAAATGGGAAAGAAATATCCGCGCATTTAAAACCAGGTAAAAATGAAGACTGCGTATTCTTTTATCCCACTACTGGATTTTGCAAATACAGGCCATTGTACAGGGCCGGACTTCTAAACCCGAAGAACGACCCGCATTACACAGAGACAATTGAACAATATATCCTTCAAGGAATAAAGTATATAAAAGAACAATTTATCAAATAGAAATAAGCCTATGACTGCAAACGATTACTCAATAGAAAAATATGTGTCTGAATACCTGAAACCACTGGAAGAGAAAGGAATTATCACAGACTTGCGGGTTATTCCATGCAGATGCCGCATCATGTTCAGACTGAATGAGCCGTCACGAGAAAACTCAATGAAAGTCATTATCGAAACAGAGACGGATGAAGATCATATCACATTTTTTAAGTCCGATGTGTCAGCAGAGGAAACATTCAGATCACCAGAACGGAGGTTTATTTATCAAAGACTGATGGCTGCAAATAAATCCCTTAATGATGAACTAAACAGAAAATCAGTAAACACCGATTTATACATTACGAAATACCTGAAACCACTGGAAGAGAAAGGACTGATAAAGGACCTCGCAACGTGTAAGAATCATAGCGTCTGGTTTACGATGGTGAAAGACATTAAAGGCGTAAGCATTACCGTCAATTTGATTCCAGGAACGACAGTAGATACTGTTGCGTTCTTCCCTCTTCCTCTTGACATAGGTCGTTACGGAGTAGTAACAACATTTATCCCCAATCCGATAAATGATGACCACTACATGGAAAACCTTGAAAAACGTATTCAGGAATCAATGAATAAACTGAAAGAAATATTTGATAACCCACTACCGGAGTAAGATTATGGAATCAAAATCAGAAGGTAAAAAATAATAAATGAAATAATTTTTTATATTTACCGGAGAATTATATGATTGTTATCACATTAAAAAATAAACCATGAAAAAAGAATTTACCGAGGACCAGCTTGTATATATACGAGACATTTTCTTTCATGAATGTGACAGATATATTGATTCAGGAGAAAGGGATATGGCGCATGAAGCACTGGATATTGTCAACGTAGTACAGTCAGAATACGACTGTGACGAATACGCCGACCTGGAATCTTTTGTACTGGACGAAAGCGGGACTTATAGCTACATAGAAAAACGTGAATTGGAAGAAAGTGAAGAAGAAGCTGTCAGACTGATGATTCAATTTTCCAAATCTTCGGAACAAAACCCATCTGAGGAACTGAAAGAAGCGGTAAATGAACATTTGGGTTTAATCCATGCAAATCGAGGAAAAACAAAGCTGGATGTAGTAATGAATAGAAAAGCAAAGATAAACAGACTCATTATTCTTTGCATAAATTCATGCGAGGAAAGCGAATTAATAAGACTTGATGGCATAGCAGACTTGCTGGCCGAAAACATTTAAAACGAATAAACCATGGAAGAAAGAAAAATCAACTTTAAAAAGAACGATGATAATACTCCGGTTCTTGATCCGGACGGAATGCTTTACGAAAAGCTGAAAGCAATGCAGAACAAAATGAACGAAAAACTCTCTTTAATAATTTATATGCTAAAAGAAGAGCAACTGAATGAGGGTACAAAAGAAGCTTTGCTTGAATTGTTTCATAAGAATGCAATAGACATCCTGAACGAACTTGGATATGAAGACAGCCTGAATAAAAAGTACAATGAATACATCCAGGAAATACGCTCACTCAACCATGAGAACCGGGAACTAAGAAAACAGCTTGGCATGAAGGTATCGAACGAGGATGCAAGGGAAAGGTTGAAACTTATCACTGAATCATTTGAAGAATGGTGGCACAACGAAGGAACCGGAAATATAGATGAAATTATTTTCGACCGGTACAAAATGACAGCCACATTGAGAGGGAGTATCTTCCCTTCCAGTCGCGAAAAGGAAATAAAAAATCAGGTGGAAATGTTGAAGAAAAAAGGATTCGATGTATCGTCTGTTACAAACTACGGGCACCACCTTACAGCCTCTGAAAAAAACTTCAATATGCTGAAAGAACTTTTCAAAAGCGCTTTCCCTCATTCGGATATTGACGAAATAAATACAGCTACCTATCTGGGAGGTGAAAGTAAAGAAGAATTTGTGTACGTTATTACAAAGATTATAGTTTATTTCAATAACCTTGACGACATTAAAATCACAGAGCCATGACCGAACTGAATACTGAAAACGTGGACCGAATTTTCGCCGACTGCATGTTTCACAGCCACGAAGAATACGAAGAATGTAAGAAAGAAGGACTTCATTTTTTTGTGCGTTCTATTCAGAATACCAATGTAAATGTAGGATTCCATACGGAACGTATCGAAAAGCACCGGCAGGAAATCAGAGAAATGTTGTTGCAATTACCTGAAGGCTTCTTTAAAGATAAAGGTGGCGGAGCTTCTTTCCTGCAAGCTGCTTGCGCAAAAGATGGAGAATTATGGACAGGATTCCATACAGAAGTAGAAAAGCTTTGCCTGCTTGGACTCGCTTCGAAACAGATGCGGATGCTTACACCAGACGCGGAGATATGGCCAATGCTACCAGGCGGAATGCCCTATCTGCGTGTGGAAATAGAACAGTAATTTTATACATTCATTTATACATAAAAATACAAACAGATTATGAAAGATAAAATCTTAAAAGCAATCAACTTTATTTTCCCTATTTTCGTATGTGCTCAAATAGCCTTTTCTGTTTTTTCATATTTTAACGGGACTGAAACAAGGGACTTGTTGTACAATTTTTTCATCTCTATTATATTGATGCTTTCTTTCATCATTGCACAGATAGCCAAGACATGCACCCAGTTCCTGATGATAAAGCGGATTGAACACAGATTGATTATCAATCTTTTAAACGCCATTCAAGGGAACACAAGCCATGAAAAACAGCCGGAAAATAAAGATTCAAAAAGCAAAGATGAAGAAAAATCGTAGTTATGCGAGTTCAGTGGCGTAGTATCGCCACTAAAAAATCTATTAAGCGCGACTGAAGTGGCGTAGTATCGCCACTGAAAAATCTATTAATAAACACTTGAGCCAAAATCAACAAAAATCCCGACAAATCAGACGTTTTGCCGGGATTTTTTCTGTGAATAAAACCAAAAAAGAAGAAGAAAAATGTATGTTATAGTGTAGATTCCGTTTCTTCTGTGCCGGTTGCGCTCCGGTCGAGCGTGGTAAATGTCTGCTGACGGATGACTATCTCTCCGTGCTTGTCCCATTTATTGAATGTATAGATATTCTTCAGGAACCGCAGATAAATGCGCTGCCGGGTAGAAAGCTGGTTTTGCTTGAGCAACTGCAATTCGCGCATGTAGGTACCTCCGGTGCTTCCGCTATTCCCGGGTGTGCTTCCAATCAAAGAAGGGTGAACCCCTATGGCAAAGAACACCACGCTTGAGATTTCGGACAACTCCTCTTTTAAATCCCTGGAATTTGTCAGCTGCGGCACATCCACAATTTCCACCGCATGCTGCATCGTCTTTCCGTCAGGGCCTACAAACGAGTCCAGACAGATAGTTTTCCCGTTGTTCTCGCGGCGTTGAAGGAACTCATTCACCTTCTTATAGATACTGTCACGTACAGCTTGTTTCGCTTCGGTAGTATCCGCTCCCATTTCATCGAACATCGCACGAAGGTATTCGTTGTTGATGAAAATCATTTTCCCCCACATGGTCGCATTCTGGCGGGCCATAGCCTTGTCAGTAATCAATGTTGTGGCGTAATCGTAGGTCATCGACGGGAAGATACTCCACCAGGCCGGCTGCGGGTAATAGGGTTTCAGCATCGAAGGGTAATAGCTTGGACAGCAGAACCAGGTAGTGCGGTTCCTGGGTGATCTCTTCTTACTCTTTTCCACCTGACGCCGAAGCTCCGTAAGCATGTTTTCCGGCATCAGTGTGGGATAGGCCACCACATCTTTTCTTTCCAGCTTTGGCGTGGCATCCTTTCGCCACTTCTCCGCATAATACACGTAGTTGATGCGCATCCGTTCGTCCATTTCCTCCATGCGGCAGCACACCGCCGGAATGTTTCCCAGTTTCACGATTTTCGGGTCCCACTCTTCGTCCTTCCGTCCGATGCTTAGCCCGATGGTCGGGAAATAAATGTCCATGTGCGCGTCGTCTGTCATGCACTTCAGGTAGTGAAGTTCCAGATTGTTATTTTCGCAGAACTTGTCCCATTCCTTGTCTGTCTCTTCCCAGGTGCGATAGTCTTCACGAAGCTGTTTCAGCTCGTATTCCGGTGTTCCAACCTGTGCGGTATCTTTCTGTTCCTCTCCGGACACGGCCTGCGACCAGGTGATTGTGTCTCCCCCACCCTGCTCTTCGCCGCTTCCTGCTTTCTGCTGGTCAATCTGTGCCTGAATCTCCATGATGCGGTTACGAATCAGAAGTCCGGCATCCTTGAAGGGAATCAGCTCAGTCTTTACCGTACCGTTTACGTAGCGTGACCAGCGGTACATGAGCTGCGGCCCGAGCCCTACGGTCAGGTCAATAATATATTTGATGGCGGTCGCCGTGTACGGCAGACTGCCTACCAGCTTGTAGATAGTGTTCGGAAGCATGTTTCCCGGTCCCCATGGAATGTAACCCAGACCGGGTGTTCCGGCATTGCTGACCGGCACCGGGTTTGACTGCCGGCTGTCGAAAATATCAAACGTGCCCTGAATGGGAAGTCCGCCGATGACCCCTCCACCTTTCATCATTTCCGAGGAAGATACAGACGGGATTTCCGACACGCGGGCCATGCCTATATACTGGTATCCACGGTCTACGAGTGAAGTCACTTTTCCTCTGAACTCCTTTATTCCCGGGTTTGACTTCTTACGGTTTATATTTTTTGTGTTTGTCGCCATATAACTACTTAACCAATATCTTTGTGTCGTTAATCTGCAGAATAAGTACGTCGTACACGTAACGGAAATCTCCGTTTGGCATTACCAGTTTACGGTATCCCTTTTCTCGGTTGTACGAAACGGCACGCTGCACGTTGTAACATTCGCTTATCGTTCCGTCCTTACACACAAAACGTATGTCGAACGGCTTATTTTTCCCGTCCGGAGTGCGGGCGTTCATCAGCTTGTACGCCTCCGTCCAGAGCAGACGTTTGGTCGGTTTCTTCATCTTGCGTTTGTTTTGGTACAAAGATATACAAGGTTAATATGGTAATGAAGGACAAAAAAAACGCACCTGCCTTCACAGGGAAGCGCGGTAAACATAACACTGATAATGATTGTATCAAACAACATTACTTTTTGCGATTATCCTTCCATCTTCCTTCACAGGAAAATAGGACTTTGTGTAAGTTTAATTTTGTCAAAATAAAGAATAAAGTGCACACCACCGTGTGCAATAACATGGTTACTATTTTTCTCATGATGATGCAAATATATCCTATCTTCTCTGAATATCAAAAAGAAAAAGGATGAAGAACCACTGTTCCCCATCCAGGTGTAATAAAACAAAGAACATTTTCATGCTCAATTTTTTTGCAAATATAATGTTTTTACCGCACATAAGCAAACTTTGAAACTAATTGATTATCTGATTTATAATAAATACTTTTATTCAAACATGCTTTTATGCTTTTATGCTTTTATATAAAAATACTTTTACTATTTTATTATTTCATGCTTTTATATTTTCATTCATTTGTATTAAAACATTATTATTCTTTTGCATATCTGTATATTTGAATGTAGATACTTTTATTCTTTAATACTTTAATAATTTTATGCTTTTATGCTTTTACTCAATTATTCTTTTATACGTTAATACTTCCATGATTTTGTACTAAAATATCTTTCTCTCACCCATTTTGTATTTCCACATAAAAGTATGTTTATATAAAAATACTTTTATGTTTTTATATTTCTATGCTTTTATTCATTTATACTATTATTATTTTATGTATCTACGCAAAAATACTTTTATGCGTTTGCACATTTAAATATTTACATTTTTACATAAAAATATTTCTGTATTTATGGCAGAAATGAAAAAAAACGACTATATTTGCAGTGTAATAAAACAAAAACATTTGATATGGCAATTACAATTTCTTCATTCAACTTTAAGGGTGGAGTAGGGAAGACCACTACCACCGTCAATCTGGCAAAAGCCTTACATTCTCTTGATAAACGTGTGCTGGTAATAGATGCCGACGCACAGGGTAACGCATCTAAAATGATGGGATTCCGTCTGGCCACGGAAAAGGATGGTAAAACCCTTTACGAAGCCATGTCCGGGAATGCCAGCATAATGGAATGTGTGTTCTGCGAAAATGAAAACGAAGAAAGCTTTGACTTCATTCCTTCACGCCCGAACTTATACCAGTGCGAACAGGAGCTGGTGAGCCGTACCGGACGAGAATACATCCTGCGCATGATGCTGAACAATCTGGAAGACCATTATGATTTTATCCTGATTGACTGCCCTCCGAACTACGGACTGGTTTCTATCAATGCAATGGTGGCTTCTGACTACCTGCTGATTCCTATCAACTGCGAAGTATTTGCCCTGGACGGAATGGGCCTGATTACCGCAAAATACGAGGAAATCAAAAAGCTGGTGAATCCGAAACTTGAAATCCTGGGTTATATCATGTCACGCTACGACAAACGTCTGTCGCTTCACCGTCAGGCATACGAACAGATGAATCAGAATTTCCCTGGGAAGGTGTTCAATACCACCATCCGCACAAACATTCAGCTGGCCGAATCGCCTGCGCAGCGCATGAACGTGTTCGATTTTGCGCCCAACTGCACGGGAGCTGCCGACTACATGGAGCTGGCAAAAGAGATTCTATCACGATTAGATAACCAGTAAAACCCACGATTATGGCTAAACAACGATTCAACCTGAATGAAACAATGCTTGATGCGCGGCATGGCATTGAGGAAGCACGCGCCAACGCGGAGAAGGCAGGGGAGGAGAGTGCTGCGACTCAGGAAAAGGCAGAAGAAAATACGGAAGAATCTCCTGCTACCTTCACTGCTGAAAACTCATGTGTTGAAGCAAATAACCAGGAAGAGGAAAACATCCGTCCGGAACAAGAAGCTGCGCCCGATAAAGAATCCGTGAAAAGCGAATCACCCGCAGTAGAACGGAAAATAAACGGCATACGAAAAAGAATTAGAAAAGATGAAAAAGAGGGACGCATCATGCGGAATGTCTATCTGGACGAAGACATGCTGGAGAAGCTGGAAGATATTAAGAAACGCATGAACAAAGGCCGTAACAAGGAAAAGAAAGATGCCTTTGTGTCGGTCATCGACCTGCTGAACGTAGCTGCGCAGGAGTTTCTTGACAAATACTACAAAGACATCATGGGGAAATAATTCCGCACAATTCATACACCGAAAGGGCAGGGGAGCACACGCTTCTCTGCTGATTTGACAAACTTATAAAATTATAGAAAAACGTATAGAATCCTATAATTTATGTTGTCTTCCTGTCTCAACCTTGCTGGTTGCAATCCCGTTTCTTGCGAAACAGAAAAGCAGAGCCGTCAAGTCCTCAGGCGTAGATTCGGGGTAATCTGCCCCTATTTGTTTTTTTATGATAAGAGAAAGAAGATTCAGACTTGCATTGTAATCACGATCTATTATAGCACCGCACTTGTCACAATGATAGGTGCGGTCGCTCAATTTCAAGTCTTGCTTAATGCTTCCGCATACACTACAGGTTTTGCTTGACGGATAGAATCGTTCTGCTTTCAAAATTTTCACTCCGTTCAGTTGCGACTTGTATTCTATCTGTCTGCATAACTCACCGAACGCCACATCTGAAACGGATTGGGCCAGCCTATGGTTGCGCACCATTCCTTTCACGTTCAAATCCTCCAATGCAATATGCGCATAGTGGGTGGTAAGTATTGTAGTGACCTTCTGTGTGAAATCACGTCGTATATTTGCCACTTTTCTTTGTGCATTGGAAAGTCTTACAGACAGTTTCCTGTAGTTGTTCGACTTTTTCTTGCCTTCCAAACGTTCCTGCTTGTTTCTCGCGTGTACACGTTTGTCAAGCTGTCTGCTTATTTTCTTTATTTTTCTCAGGTTCTTTTTCAGCGGCTTCGGATTCTCTACGGCAACTCCGCCGGAAAGTATCAATGCTGACTTTATGCCAAGGTCAATCCCTGCCATCCGGACTCCCTTGTCAGAACAAGCTTTCGGGTGGGTACGTTTGTATTCATCTTCCGTTATCTGCACACTGAATGACGCAAAGTATTTATTCCCTTGCTGTGATATTACAACTCCGTTTATCTTCCCAATGAAACGTAACCGTTCAGTCATCTTTACCCAGCCGAGGTTGGGTACTCTCAAATATTGACGCTTTAGTTTTTCGTTGTGCGGAACATTCTTGAAAGTCTTAGAATTGCAGTTTATATCAGATAAAGACACTTGGTCACCGCCAATATAGAAACTCCCTTCGTTATCCTTCTTCTTCTTGAATTGCGGGTAAGACACAACGCCTTTCTTCAAATCGTCAAAGAATTTTCTGAATGCTTTTCCCAGATTGATAAACGGCTGTTGTGTGGCGTATTTTGTTACCTCAAGAACAAATGGATATTCATCTTTCTTGATTGCATTGAACGCTTTCTTAAGCCCATAAGCATCCACCTTCTCACCTTCCTTGTAGCGGCGTTGCCACTCGGCAAGCCCCCAGTTATAGGCAAGACGGGCACAACCGAATGCTTTGCGGAAGTAGGTCTTCTGCTTGTTGTTCGGTGTGAGTTCTATCTTATGGGATATTGTTATCATTATTCGTCTTTCAAATTTTCCAATAGTTTCTTCTTTAGATTTACCTCCACATCTAGCAGCCCTCCGCAGTATGGACAGACGCTTGCGCCTGATTCTTTACTCACTTCTTCCGGGCTGGCAAAGAGTTGCCACATGGGAACCTCAAGGGCTTCTGCTATTTTTTCAAGTGTTTCCATTTTAGGAGACATCTTTCCATTTACGATGTTGTATAATGCAGGAAGGCTTATTCCTACTTTATCTATTATGGATTTTACTTTTATTCCTTTCAAATCACATATTTCTTTTATTCTGTAATTCATATATAACGTATAGGTTTATTTAATTTGAAGCAAAATTAGGCATTGATTTTAATATATAAACTAATACTACACTTAAATGATGTTAATATATATCACTTATTTATTGTTTAAGTTGTAATATATGTACTATTACTATATATTTGCATCAAACAAATAAACAAATAGTATATATGCCACAGAAATTCAACAAATCGGAAATCATGAAAGCCGCTCACAGAATACGCAACCATTCATGGAACTGCACCATTAGCCAGGCATTAAAAGAAGCATGGCGCAGAGCAAAGAAAGAAGCCGCACAGCGTGAGGAATCAGAAAAGCGAATGGCTTCCATGAAAAGCAGCAAGGCCGACCAGCGCAATGCACGCATGTATCAGCACGTGGTTTTCGGTAAGAATGACTGGGTCATGGATTACGGACGCAAATACAGATATTAATAACCTTATAAATATAGAATATGAATTATGAAGAAAAAACCAGCATCGGAACTCCGGATAATGGCTTCGGAGTTTATTCACCGCAAACTGAGCGGTGCGCCATTCGTATCAGTGAATTATTCGGAAGATGGAGCGACAGCATTTTGCGTGTGGCCGGATGGTGTAAGAGAGTATTTGTACGTGGACTACGCCGACCTAATGCCACAAAGCCAGCACGAGCGTGCGATGGCGTACATACGCGGAGTAAGGTAAAAGGAAAGAAACTCTGGTACATTCATGTAATAACCTTTGCAAGCATGGCGGTTTTTATTCCTTGCGTTGTGTTTTCGGGATTTATTCCTGCTGTGGCAAAAGTTATTCTTATAGTTCCTTTGGGACTATTCACTGCATGGTGCATGCTTGTATCTTTTGTCCGCATAATGCAGGGTGTGACAGGGTGCACAGATTTGGATAAAATGGGAAATAATATAGAAAAAGATAACGAATAAACATAAATATATGACTAAAAGAGAAGCAAGAAAGGCCATAAACGGCTATTTCGGGGAAATAAGACACAGCATTATGTTTACCGTCACACGCCATGGCGTGCTGGCCTATGTGGAATATGAGGACTTCATGCCCGAACACACCGTGCGCCGTGAGCTGGAAAGTCTGCTCGGCAGCGGCTGGCTGGTCAGTGTGAAACGCGAGTGCTCGCGCTCACTTTTCAAGGAGATTTTGGACTTTCTTTCGTCCGACACGAGCGGCCAGAAAACCCTTCTTATGATGATGGGAAACTACGTTTCTGCGCACCCCCTCCACAATAGCCTGTAGGGCCTG